ACCACCTGGCACTGGTGCTAATGTAGATTTATCGCCGTATACAACTAAACAGGAAGCCGACAATCTTTACCTAAAAAAAGTAGATATAAGAAATTACCTTACTATGCTAGGAGACCCTAAGTATGCATTAAAAACAGAGTTAAGTAATTATTTGTCTAAAACAGATGCGACAAATAATTACGCTCAAAAGGGTTGGGCTACTCAAACATTCGCCTATAAGAACGATTTAGGTACTTTTATTAAGAAGAACGAGATTGCTCAATATGCGTTAACTCCTGGTGATGCTAGCACTCGTTACGTTAATAAAGTCGAAGGACAATCATTCGCTCAAAAATCTGAATTAAGTGATTATGTTAAGAAAGCCGAAATTAATCAATATACATCGGCTTCAAACGTACAACTCACCCCTGAACAGATTGAAAAGTTGAAAGGGCCTAAAGGTGAACCTGGAACTCCTGGACAACGTGGAGCGGACGGCGAACGAGGACCGCAAGGGGTACCAGGACCGCCGGGACCTAAAGGTGAACCGTTCAAATATTCTGACTTCACGCAAGACCAACTTAATGCACTTAAAGGGCCAAAGGGTGATAAAGGCGAACCATTTAGATATTCTGATTTTACGGCGGAACAACTACTGGCATTAAGAGGGCCTAAAGGAGACCCTGGAAGCGGTGGTGGACAAGTAACTTCACAACCAGTCGAAATATATGAAGTCGTATGGGGCAATGCTATAGCTAGTAATCCTGGTGCTGATAGGGGTTACTTAGCATTCGACCCATTAACAGGTTGGGGGTACTTGCATTTTGATTTTAAATTGAAAACCCCTTCCGGTAATGGCAATATGGTCGCATCGCTCCCACCGAATGCGCCAGTTGCAGTAAGGCTAATTGAAAGAAGTGTTGATGTAAATAACAATAGTATTTATGTTGAACGAAACAGCCGTATAGTTAAGGGCTGGGGCGTTCCAGCGAACACTCGTTATATTATTGATATTATTGGTTATTGGAGAAAGGTGTAATAGATGTGGACATGGCAATTTGAGTTAAATGATATTTTAACTACTCTTACAATTGTAGGGATAGTTGCGGGAGCTGGGTACAGACTGCTAATTATTCCACTGCTCGAAAAACTGGACCTTCAAAGACTGCAAGATAATTTAATGATTCAAGAGAAAATGGGAAGCTTAATTGAAACATTAAAAGACCTAAAGGAAGAAATTAAGTTATCTCGTGAACAACGCACAAAGGCATATACCGAGCATGTGAAATTAACATCACGTGTGGATAGCATTGAATCTCGTGTTGATGATATTAAGGAGGAGTTGCATGAACATACCACCAAATCTCATCAGTACAGTTAAAAAATCATATCAATCTGTTAGGGTGGCCAACTTCCACCCTACAGGAATATTCGCTACACGGGCGCTAGTATTTATTATGCTAGTGCCTATTTTATTGGTAGTGACTGAATATATTATGTCATTTGCTAAAGGTTATGTAACAGATGATATGAATAAACTGATTAATGTTGGTATCAATATTATTGATCATATCTTTATTCCAAGTGTTTTGACGGCTATCGTAGGGTTCTTGGGACTTTGGATAGATAGAAATAATAATGGTATCCCAGACCAATTAGAAAAGGAGGATAAAAGATGAAAGTATTTATTAATCCCGGACACGATATTAATTTAGACAGTGGTGCAGTTAATCCTGTGTATGGCACACGTGAGTGCGATGTAGCACGTGATGCGGGCAAAATGTTGGCACGGTATTTAGAGACTGCAGGATGTGAAGTTAGAACCCTGCAAGATGATGATTTAGGCCTTGTATGTGCTGAATCTGATTCTTGGGGTGCAGATATCTTTGTATCACTTCATTGCAATGCTTTTAACACGCAAGCTAGAGGTACAGAAACTTTGTATAAGTCCTTTAATGGGCAACGACTAGCAAACGACATTCAAAGCCAAATCATCAAAAGCATTAATACAGTTGATCGTGGTGTAAAAAAACGTGATGACCTTTGGGTGCTAAATGGTACAGATGCAACAGCCGTATTAGTTGAAATGGCATTCATTGATAATGAAGAAGACCATGCTATGTTAACTAATGATTTAGACACTATCGTTCGTGCCATTGCTAGGGGGATTACTGACTATGCAGGAGGACAATAATGTATGACAAAATCAAAGTTTTATTTAATAGCATTAGTTACCGCTATGTTATTATCGGTGGTATTGGCATCATCCTCATCCTTTGCGCAGGATATATCCTCTACCAACCAAGCGGAGCAGACAATCAGCGTACCATTAACGCAGTGGAACGAGCTCAAGAGCAACAACGAAAAAGCCTTGAGCTCAATCGAAGCATCCAACATTCCCTTGACCGAAGCACAGAGATTAGTAATGAAGCAAAGGGAAGAGTTGAACGAAGCACACAATACAATCAACAAATTGGAGAACGAATTGATGCAAGCCAAGCTCCAATCAATGAAGCAAGAAATTACCTTAAACGAAACACAGAACTCTTTGACAGAATTGAAAGGGCAAATAGAGAACGACAAGAAAACCATTAAACGCTTGCGGATGCAACGAAATGTATCACAAGTTTTAAGTGGTGGCGCAATTATAGGGGTAGCGTTCAAACATTAAGGAAGTGATCCATACATCTCCATAGCGTGTAATGGTGGATACACGCAACTATAAATAAAAGAGCCTACTAACGTAGAATAAATCTACGTTGGTAGGCTCTATTTTTTGTTTGTAAAAATCAAAATAAACACTTGCTTATATACACGATATAGGGTATAATAAAGATGTAAGGAGGTGATAAAAGTGGAGACAATAAAAGAGCTAACAAGTTTAGCAAATGCGTTAACGCCACTGGTACTGGCACTAGCAATACTAAAACTTGTTAGCAAAGACTAAAAAGCAGGCGGGTGAAAGCCCCGCCACCTTCTCAACATCATTGTAAATCAACGAGGTGAATTATGCAATATTTAGAATGGCTGATTAATATAGCAACTATTATTGTTTTGATACTAGCAATTAAACATTTAGTTAGAGGGTGATAAAATTGAAATTTGAACTAGATGATATTATGACAACACAAGAGGCGGCAGAACGATGGAATGTTACTGCTGACTCATTGAAACAAAATTGTAGAGGCCGTGTAAAGAATGGATTTTTAGAAGGTGAGTTTAGAAAGTCTGGAAAAATGTGGCTTGTAACTCGTCAAGGAATGGAAAGGCTATATGGTAAAGAAGTATAAATAAAAGTTTGCCCCTTATTTGCCCCTTTTTAAAATGTAGCGTTTGAATAATGTAGTAATGTGGCGGAGTATTGAGTATAAACCCTCAATCCGCACCAAAATATAAGGACCTACAGTTTGCTGTAGGTCCTTTTTGCTATAACATTTAAAGTTGTAGGTGTATATAGGAGAGAGAAATGAATAAGAAATATTTTGTACTAATGCTGCTTTCACTAGCATTATCTAGTCAGTTTAGTTTAGCTGCAACAGTGGATGGAATAAACCAAAATACTAGTGCTGAACTGAAAAATAATGCAAAGTCAAAACAGTCTGTACAAACTAAAGCCCCTGTGAAATTAGATTTTTTTGAGATTATTCCTGGTGCATTTAAAGCTGTTATAAGGGATAAATCTATAAATCCCAAAAAGCTTTCGATTGAAGATGAAATTACATTAGAAAGGAAGGAGAAAGAGTACGCTGCTCAACGATTAAAGGTATCAGTAAAATCTGATTTTGGTAGTGAATACAAAACGTTTGATCCACTTTATAATGATAAGGATGAACAAGCACTAAAAGAAATTAAATACTATAATACTGAATCAACACGTAATGAAGGCTACTTTATTGGAGGTCGCAATAAACCTTTACGCATTGTGAGTCCATATATGAAAAAGAATGGCCAAGGAGAAATTAAGCTAACTAATCCTGTTAATACTAAAGATTATCGAACTCGTGCTGATCGTGATGCAACAAATGAAAGGGAAATTCGAGAATATTTAGATAAAAATAAGGGAAAAGGGCATGAATTATTTACGGCTAGATCTAAAGCTGAAATTAAAGAATCTTTGGAAAGCTTTTTTAAACCTATAGAATTGATTCAGTATCCTATCAATAATCCAAAGGATTATAAAAGGATGCCTAAGATTCCAGGCTTCCCAAAAAATATGCCAAGTTTTGCAAAAAATATTCATGTGCATAGTAATCCAGGCTTTTTACAAGGTAGGGCTTATGTACAATTTGCATTTGGAGGCACACCGGAACAATTAAAGCCATATATTGATGAAGCACTTTCTAACTCTAAAGTGGTTCTTTCAAAATCTGATATATCCAATGTGTATATTAAACAATTTATTGACTCTAATATGGCTTATGCAGATTCTCTATCTGCGTTAATTCCAAGGTCGATACTGACTGTAAAGAATACAACTGTGCCGATGGGTAAATTTATACAAGAGCGACAAGACCATCCAATTGATAAATCTGTAGATGAAATATATGAGTTGGAAAATCAAGTACTAGCAGAATTCAATAAGGTACAGATTCCAGATGAAGACAATAGTGCAAAGTATAAGAGATATTTTGAAATTCGTAAACGAATACAAGATGCGCGAGATGCATTAAAGCCTAAACCGAATTATAAAAATAAGAGTTCCAAAGATAAAGTGTATCCAACTTATACTGAAAAAGAAAATCGAAAGCTTCAGCAACAATATTTGCATAGATTGTCATTTAATGAAGATTCAGTAGAAATACCTGATAATTATGTATTATATGTATTTGATTTTGGTGGCAGTTGGAATCATCCCTATTCTTTAGGTGCTGCAGTCAGTCCAGATAGTAACTATATCATTTATTTCTGCCAACAAGGTTGATTATAAAGCAATTAAAGGTAGCAACATATATATTGCTACCTTTTTTGCTATATCCGTATTGGCAGAACTTCATATTATATGTACAATCATAGTAACTAATAATATATATTGTTTTGGGAATGAGAGTGTTTTATGAAATTTAACTATGGCGATACATTGCGTATCCGAAATGAGTTATATACGATCCTAGGCAAA